AACGATAGAAAGTCTCGGACTGAAGTTGCCGGATATCTCCGGAGCTTTCGGGACAATTGCGAAAGGTGCCTTCGGTAAAGTCAAAGATTCCGCCGTCAGCTTTATGAAAAAGAAACTCGCTGACTTTGGTGGAGCTTTCGGAAGCGGCGATAAAGCGTCCGGAAACGTTAAGCAATGGATTCGGGCGGCGATGGCTAAAACGAATTCGCCAGCTTCTTGGTTCGCTCCACTCGTTACAATTGCGATGAAAGAGTCCGGAGGCCGTACGGGTCCGTCTACAATTAATCGTTGGGACTCGAACTGGAGACGTGGTACACCGTCAATGGGGCTTATGCAAACGATCAAACCAACGTTTGATGCGTATAAGCTTCCGGGAATGGGCGACATCATGAATCCGGTGCACAACGCGGTTGCGGCTATCCGTTATATCAAATCTCGCTATGGAAGCCCGTTTAATACTCCAGGAATCAGATCGATGGCGAAAGGCGGTCCGTACAAAGGGTATAAAATCGGCGATATTGTGACGCAAAAGCAGCTCGCCTGGATTGCAGAAGAAGGTCCAGAAGCGATTATTCCGTTGCAAAACCATAGGCAGCGGGCGCAGCAATTATGGACGGCGGCAGGAAGAGAAATCGGTATGGATCCGTCTGGTGGAAGTAACGAGGAGGAACTTGCTTTGCTACGGGGACAAAACGCGCTACTCAGACAGACGAACACATTGCTAACGGGGATTCTACGCAAAGATCCGAGTGTAGTTGTCGATACGGCAGCACTAACGGACAGTGTAGAAAAAGGTCAGGCACAAAACATCGGATTCAATAAGCTGCTGTGGGGTGATCGGTAAATGGCGTATCTTACGATTATAAAAAACGGTGAAACCATTGATCACCGTAAATACGGCTTAAAGCTTTTGAGTTTTCGCAAGGAATCGCTAACACACCGAACTAACTTTGAAGAAATGGGAGGCAGGCATGGCACAATAGATACGGGAACGACTTTCGGTGAGCGAAAACTTAAAGCGACATTTTTAATGCAAGGCGTAGACCATCTTGATTATCAGTTGATGATCGATGAGGTCTACGCTTTATTTGCGTGCGAAGATTCAATCGAATTAATAGATTCGAGACAGCCCGGTAAAGTGTGGACAGTAAAACCAAGTAGCACATTTGAGCCTGACGATTTAAACCCGAGGAGCGGTAAATTTGAGATCGAATTTACGTCTCCGTTACCGTTCGCGAGTTCGTATGGTTCTACTCTTGATCCGTTCACATTCGGCGAAGAAGTTTGGCAAATCGGGCAAGGTCTGATTCCTTCAGATAGCCTAGTTTACAGACATCGAACTACTCGATTCAGTATTTTCAATGCTGGAAATGTAGAGGTTGATCCTTGCCTTGAAATGCCGTTGAATATCGTTTATAAAGGCGCATCCTCAAATTTTACGATCAAAAACAAAACGACCGGGCAGACGATTTCATATAACGGGACCTCTAAGTCGACCGATTCTATAAAACTCGAAGGGCTGCGCCATCTGAAGAACGGTATTAGCATTTACGGAAATACCAATCGCGGATACGTTTCATTAAAGCCAGGATGGAATGACTTCGAACTTACCGGCACGTCTGGAAGTTTCGAAATTATATTTGATTTTTTCTTTTTCTATAAGTAGGTGGTCGATTGAAAACGATAGCAATTAGAGACGTAACAGGTATTATGGAGCCGTTACCGGGATTTTCGGTAGTACGAACAGATGGTAGCGACGGGCAGAGATCAATAAAATTAAACGGCTATAAAACAACTACTAACCAGTACGGCTACCAGTTTGTAAAAAACGAAAATACAGTTGTCTACGATGACGAAGAGTACATCATCAAAACACATCGCGAAAGAACGTACCGGAAAGGCGTCGGAGTTGAGGCAACGGCCATTCATCGCATCTTTGACGACTTGAGGAACAATTACATTTACGATGAGAAGACGGGCACGCTCCGATTGGATGCGATGCTCTCTTTTGCATTGGAGGGAAGCGGATACACATTCGAAATTGATACGACGGATTTACCAGCGTCAGTCAGAGTTGAAAATTTTGGATGGAATAACTCTCTCGCTCTTTTCCGAGACATTCTCGAAAAGTTCGGTGCAGAGTTCGACTACAAAGGTAAGAAAATCTATGTCGCTAAAAAATTCGGCATCCAAAGAGACGAACCTTTTCTGCGTTATAGGTTCAACGTAAAGGATCCGGAAAAAGAAATTGATACAAGCAGTTTCGCAACGTATATTCGAGGTTACGGAAAGAAAGACGATAAAGGAAACTATTTGTTTGCCGAGTACACAAGTCCTTTAGCCAAAATATACGGTATTAAGCACGCTGACCCGGTTAAAGATGAGCGGTACACAGACAAAGATAGTCTTCTCGCAGCAATGAAAAAGCAACTCAACGATAACATCGATATTTCTCTTACCTTTACAGCCATTGAACTTGAAAGTATGGGACTCAGGGATATTAAAAAGGGTGATTATGTTTGGTGTGTGATTGAACCATTTGACTTAAATGTTCAATTACGAGCTGTAAGCAGAGAAGATTACTCGGATGAAACCAAGTCACCTACGTTTACTTTTGGGACTATTACGAAAAAAGCTTCGGATATTATCGCGAGCTTTAATACGACAAAAAAAGCGGTTGACAAGGTTATCGACACGTCTACCGGAAAAATAAAAGACTCCGCAATTGACACGACGGGCCTCACAACGAAATCCGAGTTTCAGTCGCACGTAGATAACAAGATAGTGCACATAACAGCGGAGGAAAGAGCTGCTTGGAATGCGGCTTCAAATTCAATCGGTGATTTAACTTTTATCCCCTGGAGCACGCCAACTCTTAAAAATGGTTGGATTCAGTATACGGCGAATACCGGAAGCTATCCGATTCAGTACGGAAAGGATGCGATAGGGACGGTCAATATCAGAGGAGCTGTTTCGTCAGGGGTAGTCGGATCTTCAACTCCAGTCTTTACTTTGCCCGCTGGTTTTAGACCGCCGTTTCCTCACCTTTTTATCGGTGTTTCATCTGTCGCAACAGACGGTACGCCTCAATATTTTCGTGGGATTATAAAGACGAACGGAGATGTTTGCATTGAGAATATCTCAAACAAAGATACTCCCAATCAGTTTATCGGTATCTATACGCAATTTAAAGCGATTTAAAAATAGCGGAGGTGATAACGCTTGGGAAAGTTCTATTATAAAAAAGCCACAACAAGCGGGTTTGATCGCCAATATATAAAAGACCAAAATCAAAACCTAGATGACATAGGTAAGGACATCCGAGAAGTTGACACAAAAATAAATGATCATAAAAAAGCCAAAAACGCCCACACATCGGATCAAATTGCGCACAGCAGCGGGTTAACTGTCGCACAAGAAATCGAAGTAGAGAAGGCACGAATCAGAAATCTCGTACTGAATGTCGATGGAACAAACATTAAAGAAGTCGTCGATGCTCGCGTCGATAGGAACGGCACGATTTATCCGACGCTACGGGATCGTCTGGATGCTGACGGAAAGGTCGTAGATGACATAAGGGACGATCTTATTACGAGAATCAGCTTTAAAAATGCACTATCGTATGGCGCGGATCCTACGGGTAAAACACCGTCAGCGGACGCGATTCAAAGCGCATTGGACGAAATCCACAGTGAAGGCGGCGGTTGGCTCGTCATTCCTGGCGGTACTTATCTGATCGAAAAACGTATGATCATTTACGAAAATACCCGCGTTACGATGGCCGCGGATTGTGTACTTCTTAGAGGATGGGCCGGTGGATTCTTTATCAACGGAAGGCCGGATGATAGCTTCAGCGGCTATTCCGGAAGAAGCAATATCATCATTGAAGGTGGCATTTTAGACGGTAATTATGCCAATATAGACAAATATCCCACTACTGCGATGGACTCAATCATTTTAGGACATGCAAATAATATTTGGATTGATTGCGTAACATTTAAAGACACGATCACCGCCCATGCCATTGATGCCAATGGCTGCAATAATCTCCAGATAACAAGGAGTAATTTTTTGGGTTTTATTGATCTGAGCGGAAAACGGCCTTTCTCAGAAGCCATACAGCTTGGGGAATTTGTTGAAATGGGCGTCAATCAATTCGGAGCGTTTGACGGCACCCCTAACCAAAACGTTTATATCGCCCACAATCATTTTGGTAAATCTGAGCTGTTGGGTGGCTGGGGATGTGGCGTCGGCAATCACTATTCTGTTTATAATATTTTTCAAACAGGCATAACACTCTTTGACAATGATTTCGAAGATTGTACTTTTGCGGGAGTAAGGACCTTTAAATGGGGCGAAGTTAAGATTCTAAACAATAGGTTTAAGCGCAACAACGAGTGTATCCGAATTTCCCAAGCAGCCGGAGGAATTGAAAGTTCTAAAAATGTCGAAGGAGTCCAAATGAATCGCCCCCAAAATGCACAAAACGTCTTGATTCAGGGAAATGACTTTTATGATTACAAGTCATACGGAATCTTATCGTTTGGGCAAATATATAACAACGAAATCGCCTGGAGCGATGGCATTCGTATTTTGGGTAACTACTTCAAGCTGAAGGCAAAAGAGGTCGGTGAATATGACTATGAGCAAGCCATCAAATTAGTTTTTGCAAGAAATGCTTTCATCTCTGATAACCGAATCTTCGGCGGAAGAAGGGGAATGTGGATAGAAGGATGTTTTAACACCTTTATTGATCGAAATTACGTATCCTGTGTGGATACAGAAGCAATCTACGTCGAAAAAAGCAGAGACAAAACTTCTACCGTGCCGAAATCATATCACATATCTATTGATCGAAACGAAATTAATACCACTGGCCGCAATGGTATATTCATTCAAAACTGCGATCACTTCGATATCAGGGACAATAACGTTTTGAACACAAATAAAGAACAAAGCAGTACGAGAGGTCGCGGAGGCATTTATGTGGAAAATGGATACGACGGACGGATTGAAAATAGCCGGATACGAGGTGTTGAGAAGGAGTTTGCGATTTTAGTTAAGGACGCTGCAACAGAGGTGAATGTCACCAACACAAAAGGAACCGGCCGCGTCATAGTCGAGGGCGATTCGAACTTTAACGGATATTATGGTACGACTCAAGACGACTATATACGAAAAATCAGCACGAAGAGCAGCAGTTAAATTAAAGGGAGGGATGTCTCCGTATGATATATAAAAATTCCGAAGTCCATTTTGATGTAAACTCGCAAATTAAACGAAGTATTTCCGCGAACATTCAATTCAGTACGCAGGATATCGATACGGCAAAGCTAACGTTCAGCTTAACGAAAGATGGCGTACCACTACCGATCAGCCAAGCGACTCACGGAAAACTGTTCATGCGGTTTGCAGACGGAAGCAAGTTCTACGTCAATACGGAAGTTCATGACGCGCTAGGGGGCGTTATTTTTTATGTCTTGACACCGGAACAGGTTACGCATTATGGAACGGTGCAGGCCGAGCTCTACGTTAACTATAATAACGGACAGTCTCTCAGCGTACACAAATTCTCGTTTGAAATCGATCGGGCTCTCGTCGATCAGGACATCGCGCCGGTAGCCGAGTATTACGTACAAGATTTCGAATCGCTAAAGGCCGTCATTCAAGAGATGGCGGACGATGCCGAACAGGTCCTCGCTGAATTACAGAAGAAATTCGAAAATCTCGATAACATTGAAACGAAAGAAGGCGCTCAGGAAAAAGCGAACGCCGCAGAGGCTGGTGCTAAAGCTTATACCGATGAGCATGCGGCTAAAATTGATAATCCGCACAAGGTAACGAAAGCTCAGGTCGGACTTTCAAACGTAGATAACGTCAAACAAGCGTCTAAAGCCGATTTTGACAGTCATGTTGGCAACAAAACAAACCCGCATGCAGTCACAAAGGCACAGGTCGGATTGTCGAATGTAGATAACGTTAAGCAGGCGAGCAAAACGGAATTTGATACGCATAACAGCGACACCACCCGCCATATTACGGCGGATGAACGCACGAAATGGAATGCCGGCCAGCTTTATAAGTTAACTGATGACAACGGAGGCAGAACGCAAATTCCTGATGGCACTGACTTATTAACCTTACCGTCCGGGCTTTATTATGCTGTCAGCAACAAAATTATAAACTCGCCAGATCCGAATGCAGTTGAATGGTTTCATTACGATGTTTCAACTAATAACACACGTAAAACGATCATTGTAACGGCTACGGCCAATCCTAAAAGGTGGTTTGGAACAATTCACACTGACGGATCATTTAAAGGTTGGCAGAGATTTATAACGGATGTCGACGCGGTAGTTACCTGGCAATCTCCTACGCTTTTGAACGGATGGAAGCAGTACGGAACACAGAAGGTACAATTCAGTAAAAATGCGCTGGGAGAAGTTGAGCTAATAGGGTCCATAACTGGAGGGGCCATTGGTTTTGATGTACCGGCCTTCACATTGCCGGTCGGATACCGGCCGTTACAGATGACTCATTTCATTGGTGTAGCTTCGAGTCTTGGAACGGGTTCAACGCCTCAGTATCACAGGACGCAAATTGCAGCTGATGGTACTGTATACATCCAAAGTTGCTCGAATACGGTAAATCCCAATGAATTTATCACATTCGGTTTTAAATTCAAGGCAGCTTGAGGAGGGGTTATATGAAATGGCTTTACAAATATGATGAAGACTATCTGTACGTTAGAGGGGCCGATCTGGAGGTTGAAGACGACACAGAAATCTCTGAATCTTATACCGATGTGAAACCGTCCGATGGCCTTTATTTGGCGAAGTTCGATCCTACAAAAAAGAAATGGAGTGAATCAGCAACTCAAGAGTATATCGATAGTCTGCAACCGCCTAGTCCGGAGCCGTCAGAAGTCGAGATCCTCCAGAAACAAGTGGCTGATTTATATTATATTATCGCGATTGGAGGGGCGTAAATTGCCGATAGATTGGTATACGTATATCAAAGGTTTTTATGAAGGGGGCCTTTGGTCGAAAAAGCAAGTTCATGACGTTGTGGCTGCCGGACGGATCACGCCGGAACAATACGAGGAAATTACCGGAGATCCTTACGATCCTGATTCGCCGCCAAGCGAAGACGAGAACGTAACTAATAGCGAACAGGAGGCGTAGTCATTGGGCGAACCGTCGAACAACGAATTGAACGATAAAATAGCCGACATTCGCGAATGGCTTGTACGTATCGATACTAAGGTAGACTATTTCAACGAAGTAAAACATACGGCAGATCGAGCGCATGAAAAGGCGGATGAAGCGTTGGCACTTGCGAAAGAGAGTCGGGCAGATATTTCCGACATGAAAGCAAATACGAAATGGTTATGGGGCGTAATTCTCACGGTCGTCGGGTTGGCGATATCGGGGATTGCGCTATTTTTATGAGCCCGTTCGGTGAGAGTCCGGCGGGTATTTTTGTATACGCAAAATTAACGAAAAGGGAGACGATTAAATGAAGAAAGTTTGGCTCGACGCAGGACATGGCGGAAAAGATCCGGGAGCAACCGCAAATGGTCTGAAAGAAAAGGATCTTGTCTTGAGCATGGTTAAATATGCGAAATCCTATTTAGAGGCGAACTATAAAGGTGTGGAGGTCAAGCTAACCCGTTCAACAGACGTCTTTTACGAGTTATCAGAGCGTGCAAATAGGGCGAATAAGTACGGCGCCGATGTATTCGTTTCTTTTCACATTAATGCGGGCGGCGGTACAGGATTCGAATCATATCGTTATCCCGGGACGGCTGGAAACACGCTTAAATTACAGCAGTCCCTCCATAACGAAATCCTTGCGACTATGAAAAAATACGGCAAAACCGCCGACAGGGGATTAAAGCAGGCGAATCTTGCAGTTGTTCGTGAAACCCGTATGCCAGCAGTCCTCACCGAAAACCTGTTCATCGACCGCAAAGAGGACGTGGCACAGCTCAAAGATTCCGGATTCGTAAAGGCAGTCGGCGAAGCTCATGCGCGCGGTATCGCGAAATATCTCGGCCTTTCCGGAGGCTCAAGCAAGCAACCAGCAGCAGCGCCCCCGAAAAAGGAAACGTCAAAGCAATCCGGCTCCTCTAAAAAGACGTTCACGCTACCAAGCGGAGTTCTTAAAGTAACGAGTCCGCTGACGAAAGGGACGAAGGTGACACAGGTTCAGACCGCGCTTGCTGCCGTTTACTTCTATCCGGACAAAGGCGCAAAGAATAACGGAATCGACGGCTATTACGGTCCGAAGACAGCGAACGCAGTCAAACGATTCCAGTCGATGCACGGATTGAGCCAGGACGGAATTTACGGACCGAAAACGAAAGCTAAACTCGCTGCTGCGTTGAAAAAAGGCGGATATTCCGTAAACTAATCGAAAAGGGAGACGATATAAATGGAAGAAGTATTATTATTTGCGACTGTGTTGGCGCCCATCCTAACGGCGCTTGTTCAACTTGTTAAGAAAACGATTAACATGCCGACCAACATCGTACCGGCGGTCAGCTTCGTTTTAGGTATCGCACTCGGAGCCGTGGCCTATCCGTTTACAGACCTCGAACTTGTATTGCGGTTATGGGCCGGTGGCTTTGCGGGTCTTGCTGCGACCGGTCTTTTCGAGATCGGTGTGAAACGCGAAGGAACGACTAAGTAAGCGGAACTTTTGGCGGGCGCCTGCGTATAAAAGCGTAGGTGCTCGTATACATAAACTGGTTTGCGGTTAGGTTTGGCGATAGAGTATAATTTTAGTAAATTATTTTGGAGGTAAAGTAAATGAAGAAGATACTGTTATCGCTCCTGTTAATCCCGTTGTTAGCTTTAACAGCTTGTAATTCAGTCGATTCTTCTAAAAACACAGAAGACGAGAAAATAGCTGAGACTAAAAAAGAAGAAACTTTCGAAGCGACAGAGAAGAATATAAAGCTTCTTGTTGCAGACGAGCTGAAAGAAAAAGGCATTGAAGACACCAATAAGTTGGACTCATTCGAAATTTTTGATGATGTCAATAAAGATAATAAGCCGATTAAAACCGTACTTATCACATTAAACGGAAATGATAACCTTACAAAAAACATGATAAAGAAAAGCATGCTTAAAGAGGGAGAAAAACTGTTCCCTCGGATATTTGAAGATCAATCGGTCGGAAGGGTTCTAATAACGTGGAAGTTTCCATTAGAAGACGATAAAGGAAATAGTACTTTCCAAAAAGTATTGTCTATTCAACTTGAGCGAGAAACTGCCGACGAAATTAACTGGAAGAAATTCAAGTACAAAAACTTTCCTACCGTAGCTGACAGCTACTTTGAGCATCAAGCTTTTAAAAAATAACAAAATCACCTCATCCTTAATGGGTGGGGCTTTTTATTTCCTCCTACACTCTTAATCCTCGTGAACCTCAAACAATTCATTCATATCTGTGATATTAAACTTATCAATTATTTTTTCAAGCGTTTCTTTTGGGTACCTTTTGGTTTTCCCCGAACATAATTCACTCACAGCGCGAGTTGATAACTCCAATTCCTCTGCGATTTCTTTTTGTTCATATCCGTGCTTCTCGAGCAGTTCTTTCAGACGAAGACGCATCGGCATCACCCTTTCGCATTCTATATCCGTAGTATACGATAAAGTAAAAAATTACGCAAACCGTAATTGACAATTCCGTTTAGTGTAATTATAATTACGTTAAACGTAAATTACGGAAGGCGGAATCGTTATGCATTACTTAGCGGAACATCAAACGTTCGACTCGACGGCCGAACTCAACACGGCTGTCTACGAACACATCAAACGCAATACATACGAATTAAACGAAACAGACCGGCTTACGCTGAAAACGATCGCTCGTTATGCGGTCAAGTTCGCCGGAGCAGCGCATCTCAAAGCGGAAACACTCGCGGACCTCATCGGAAAGTCCGTCAAGACTGCGCGTCGTGCCGTCAACAAACTCGCATCACTTTCGATCATCCAAAAGGTCGCGACGACACGGAAAATAAACGGGGGCCACGGCGCCAATATCATCGTTATTCTCCCGGTTGACCAGTCGACAATGACCACGCGTGAGGATACCGAAACACCAACAGAGCCAACGCCTGAGGCGCCTAAAATTACGAATGAACCATCGCATTCTATTAATCTTTCAAAAAATCACGTAATAGATACGGTGTCGGCCTGCGGTCTTAAAAACGCGTTACCAAGCGAAATCTACTCCGCAATGGCGCGCTACTTCGAAGCAGACGAAATTTATAAATACTACGGAATTCTATTGCGGGCTAAAGCAAGCGTAGATCCGACGCTGATACTCGAAGAACACTCGCGGCCATTCGTTGAAGCGTGGCATGCTGCGATTCTTAAACGAAAACAGCAGAAAATTAGACGCTTTGACGACTACCTATACGCTGGCTTCCGACAAGCCGCATGGACGGTAAAAGCCCGTGAAAATCGCGTTAAAAACGTTGGGCTATTAGCGGAGTTCGAAACGTTCCTCCAAGCGGAATAGATTGCAAAAGAACATTTGTTCGTGTTATACTTTCGGCATAGATAACGAATAGGACTGAAGGAGGGCATCACGAATGACATTACGCGATAGAGGAACGATGAAATGGACGTCTATATTCTTGCCGGAGCATATTGCGCAATTGAGGCGCCTTAAATCCGAGATCGATCACGCATATGAGCGGAAGCCATCGATTGATCCGGAGCAGTGGTCGGACTTTGAATCGAAAATACAGTACGCATACCGGACCGGCCAGGCTTGCGAGATCCGTTACTGGCGTAATTGGGTGGCGGAAGCGGTGAGCGGCGTGATTGATTCCGTTGATCCGGTCGGTGGGGCGTTACGGATTGATGGCGTTAGTGTGCCGTTTAGGGAGATCGTATGGGTGGCGTTGGAGGACGTTTAATAGAAAGAAAAGCCCGGCAGATGCGGGCCTTAATTCTTGCGTTTAATTTTTCTCTGCCTATTTAACTTTTTGCGAACTGAATTTATAGCAGAATACTTTGCATGTTGGGACACGAGGGAGGTACCTGATAAATGGGTATAGCGCATTACCATTCTTAAATCACTGTGACCTAATAGCATTTGAAGGTGCCGTAAGTCTCCCCCGGCTTCTAGATACATAGTGGCGGCCGTATGGCGAAACAGATGCGGGTGAACTCGTTTCTTGATACCGACTTCTTTTGCGTATTCGACGAGTCTCTTTCGAAAGTGATCTCGCGTCAATCTCTCGCCATAGTTTGCGAGGAATATATAATCGGTATCAAAATCGGCTTTATTCTCCGTGATTAATTCGTTTAGTAATTTTGCCGTACCAAATTCGATAGGGACTGTACGTGCTTTTCTATTTTTAGCGACAGTAGCCGGGATGTGTAGTGCGCACCCTTTAAAATCGAAGTCATCCTCACGCAGTCCCAATGCCTCAGAGATGCGCATCATTCCGTCTAATAAAACGTTCATAAGGACGTAATCTCTAAAGTCGGCATACTCCCGTTGATTAGGGGCCGCGAATAGTAAGCGCAACTCGTCTTCGTCTAGAATAACGATCTCTTCCTCAGGCTCCCTGACGTTCTTTATCCCATGCATCGGATTATTTTCGATTAATCCTTCGTCATATAACGTTTTAAACAACACTCGCAATGTTTTAAGACGGGTGTTAATCGTTGAAGGCGCCAATCCCTTCGTCATATACTCGTCTTTTTTAAAAGCATGGTCCTCGAATTTTATCCACTCGTCCTGCATGTAGACAATATACTTCCGAATTACATCTCGATTAATTTCGTTTATTGACCGTGCAATTCCCTTACGATCTAGAAACTCGAGGAAGAATCCGTAATTATCCTCGTACTGACCGATTGTGGAATCCGCCCGTCCTTCCGATTTCTTTATTGCGCGGAACTGTACGAATAGAACATCGAGATTAGTCGTTGTTTTCCGTAAAGTACGCTCTTTCTTAACACGTTTACCTGATCTTTTTGCGGACAAAGTCACCGCCTCCATTTCGATTAAGTCATCGAAGTGAAAACCGCAACCTTGTCGTTGGTAGGACCGCAACCCTGCGTAAGTCATCGTTAAGTCAACGCATAACAAAAACGGCAGGAAATCCGTTGAAAATCAACGTTTTCCTGCCGTTCGATTCGGTATGATTCCGACTGGGCTCGAACCAGCGACCTCTACCCTGTCAAGGTATCCGACTATAGTCCGATAAGTCAACGGTAAGTCAAACGTTGGTATGTCAACGATAAGTCATTCGGTATTCACTTCGATTTCCCTCA